CCGTCAGCAAAAGTAACGATGCCCCCTGAGGCCATACCCTGCATATTCGCAGCAGGGAGAGTAGCAATACCGCCACCGCCGGCTTGTTGGGGCTGTGGCTGTGTGCGTGCCGCAGCCATGCGCTGGCCCATGATACCTAAGCCGGGAGCCACTTGTTGGGTAACCTCCGCCTTGGTCATGTCGAAAACTTCCTGCTCGCGCTGGTCCTTTATGGAAGTAGGTTGGGGCTGCATCTGTAGCTGCATATCCCGCATCGCCGCTTCTTTGTCCGACTTCATCTTCTGCAATGCCAGCAGGTCCAGCAAGTCTTGGCTCTGGGTGTAGCGCTGCATTAGCGCCTGTGGGTTCTGTGCGTATGTTGCCGCGCGGTCCCCTACTAACGAGTCGATGCCGGGCATTATGGTGTACCTCCAAAAATCTTACTTAGCCAGTCTGTCCCACCCGGAATGGTATTGAGCACACTCAAGATACCACCCGCCCCACCTAGGAGCTGGTTAAACCCCGTAGGCTCCGCGTAACTATAACTCTGGGCCTCTAGTGGCAGCCCCTGCAACAAAGACTGTTGGAACTGCACCTGCTTGTAGGGGTAGTCCCGCTCTTCGTTAAACTGGTTCATATCAGCGGCAATACCCTCGCTCTCGATACCACGCTGGGCATTACCCATGTTCATCTGCTGCTGCAGCGCGGCTAGGCCATACTGGTTATTCTGCTGGCTAGCATCTAACCCCAAGGCTTGCTCGGTATTAAACTGCCCTGCTCCCGCATTATAGGCTGTGTCATACCCTTTGCCAGTAATATCCGCCACGTTACGTAGCATATTACGCTGGTTCTCAGAGTCCATAAGAGCTTGTCTGGAGCCCCCGAACGCACCTGCTTGGGTGAGCCTACTATTGTTCTGCAGACGAGTGAGCTCCGCTTGGCGCTGGGCTTCTGCTATTTGCGGGTTCAACGACTCCTGCAAGTAGGGGTTCATGTACTTGTCGGCTACACCGGGGTCTGTGAAAGACTGCTGCGTAAACCCACCCATATCAGTAGGCACGGCCAGCCCAGCAATGCCAGAGAACGCTTGGTTCTGTAGGCCAGAAGCCCCCGCGGTAAGCGGGCCCATGTAGGCTTGGTAAGGCTGGTTTGACAGCGCCCGCCCTTTGCCCAGCATGTCGGTAACGTATGGCCCCGCCCAGTTAGATAAAGAGGACTCTCGCCCTGTTGCTAACCCAGCCATTGGGTCTACGTACGCGGGAGTAGTAACTCCTGAAGATTCTGACATACCTACCTCGCCTGCGTAAACGCATCGGGGTCAATTTTGCGACCCTGTTCTTTGTTGCCAGTACGCGCCGTGCGTATCCGGTCCATCATTTTATACAAGGACTCTGCCCCTGCTTCGGAATTACCGTTGCCTAGATGGCTTACTACATCTGCAGGGATAACAAACTCCCCATGGGATAGCGCAGCTTCCTGCTCGCCTTCAATACTCGAGGGAATCTTATCCGCCATCCCGTCCGTGGGTCCCCCTAAATACCTACCCGCAGCAGGCAGTGAGGCAATGCCCCCCTTAGCGAACCCTTGCAGGTAGTTGTACGCATTATGAGGCATGCTAGCCTGTAGGATGCTTTTAACGTCCGCGGCGGTTACATTAGGGTCCCCGTACATCTCGGCTAGCTGAGTAGGGCTTATGCCATACCGCTGCGCATACTCTAACAGGGTGCCTTGTTCTCCTACGGTAATTTCCCCCGCATCTTGGGGAGCCCCAAAAGAATCCGCCCCAGCTGCCACGGGTTGTTTCATATAATTTATGAGGTTCTGGATGTCCTCTAGGTAATTAGCCCCTAAGTCCACGGCCCCTTTTTGCGAGGTATAAAACTCCACCCCATTTCCTTGTTGGGTTATGGGGGTTTGTCCAACGTAACTAGGCTGGTACCCTTGAGAATACGCAAGCTCGTCCTGAGACCACCCCGCCGGTAACTGCGCAGGCCCTATCTTAGGTACCACTGGTGCTATGGGCGTTGGCGTAACAGGCGTCACGACCCCAGCACCAGCACCAGCACCAGCACCAGCACCAGCACCAGCACCAGCACCAGCACCAGCACCAGCACCAGCACCAGCACCAGACAGTGCCCCTGATAATGCCGCTGTTAGCTGAGCTTGCCACGCTTGGTCGTCTTGCTGGCGTTGTAGTGCTGCAGCGTTATCTAAGGCAAGCTGCTCTGCAGTCTTACCCATAAACGGGGTGTTCTGGTCTTGTGTAAATGTAGTGTCAGTAAAATACCGGCGCCCCGCCTCCCCCGGTCTACGGGCTAGGGTTTCTCCTGTAGGAGTCTGGTTAGTACGTGTGAACGCATCTGGCACTACGGAGCGATTTGCCAAGTAGTTGGGGATACCCCCTTGGTACCCTACGGGTTTTTGGTCGTTACCAAAGCCGAAAAAGTCTGCTATACCGCTCATCAGTACCTACCTCCGTGGAGTATTCTATCCACTATGTCAACTATATTACCACTAGGCACTGCGCCACCACCATAGAAGCCTTTTGGCTCCTTTTTTAGCTTTGGGCGTCCACTTAGTAGGCGTTCTATGTTCTCCTCCATGGATAAGGCGGGGTCGAAGAAAGCATTTATATCCGCAAGGCCCATTTGGTCCGTCGCCCCCATGCGAACCCCTCCCGTACTAGGGAACCCGCTAGTGCCACCTGCCGCTCCCGGACCAAAAGGCGTCGGTGATACTGGCACTTCGTCCACAGGTGTAACGGGTGTAATAGGCACATCGGGGGTACCCGCAGTCTCCCACGGTGGGGCTTCTGTGGGGGTGTCCTCATTTGGGTGGCCCCACAGAAAGGGGTTACCTAAGTCGATTGTATCCGGGCCAGTGCTCGTTACAACCGGTGTGTCGTTATTTACAACCGGTGTGTCATTATTTACAACCGGTGTGTCATTATTTATAACTGGTGTATCGTTATTTACAACTGGGCCCTGTGGGACTTGGTTCGTAGCTCCGGCAGGCACCTCGTCAATATTTATAGTGTCTGGGTTTCCGCCAGATACATCAATCCCTAGCTGAGACTTAGCAACTGCGTCTTCAATGACGTTCTTTAACTCCCCAGAGCCCTCTACTACTACTTTAGCAGCATCGTTTGAAATTCCGGTGGTGTCTGATATTACGCCAGCTATTACGTCAGGTAAGCTAGAGGTGGCCACCCCGTCGCCTTTAATCTTGCCTAAGATTCCCGCAATAATCTCGTCCACTGCAGCGCTCCCGGAGGTCACACCCCCTATAGTCTGCGTACCGGGTACAGTACCTACTGGGATAAAGGGTTGGGTGGGGCCAAAGATCGAGGGGTCATATGACCACACTGAGGATACACCCCCTGTAGCAGGGTTAAGCACTACCGCGCCGGGGGCCTTCTTAAACCAATCTATAACTTGCTCCAGCAAACTCCCTGTGGAGTCTCCCCCTGTAGCTGCTGGTGTGGGTGCCGGTGTGGGTGCCGGTGTAGGGGCGGGCACCGTAGTGGGTGTTGGCACCGGCTGGTTTATCATGTCGTAGTAGTCAGCAATGGCCGCGTCCCGATCGTAACCCCAGATACCCATGAGCTGAGTAATCACATCTTCTTCAGTCGCGTACTCTCCGGGCACGTGGTTAGGGTTTGCGTTTCCTAGGTCAAAGTTGGGCTGCCCTGCACCTACCCCTGTGTAGGAGGGGGAGTTGGTTTCAGAGGACGCGCTGCCACTTCCTGCTCCGGGGAGTAAGTCTGCATAGGTAATGCCAGAAGGTAGACCACCACCAACTCCGCCTAGCCTCCCGCCCAACCATATAGAATCACTATCCAGTACATAGCTACCTTTGGTGCCGTCAAATTTCTTAATAGTCATAGGATTACCACTGTTCTGCCCACTTAAGCACCGCTGTCACGGTTGCGTTGGTTCCCGTTAGGCGTCTAACGCATAGCGTGACAGGCTGTGTGCTTGCCACATAAAGGGTGCTAGACAGACTGGCTAATCCAGAGCGGTTGCCCCCGGAGCCGCCAGTTCCTACAAGACCGCCATCAATTAACTGCCCACCAGTAATAGCCGTTGCCGGAACTCTGACACCAATACCCCACTGACATTCACTACCGGGCATATAACGCCCACGTTCCGCCGAGTCAAGCCTTGCTGTGGATGCCGTAGTTGTTCCGCTCTTTACAAGGTATTCAGTCCCATCGTTAGTGACTGCGCCTGTATTTGTAACGGCGGTGATGTCTCTTAGCGCTGCTACGCCGTAGTTGGCCTGTAGCTCAAGAATAGTAGTCTTGGCCGAGGTCTTTAGCTCACCGAACATGGTCTGGTAACTGGGGTCCAGTTTGGTATCTTTTAGAGGTATAGTTGATATGCCACTCATGTTATGTCCGCCCCATACAGGGTAAAGGTCAATGCACTGGCCACGCTGGATTGCACCGCCACATTCCCAGTGCTGGTAAAGCCTGCAAGTAAGCTGGTAATAGACACAGTCTCCTTGGGTTGGGTCACCACCTGATAAAAAAGAGCCGTGGTCTGGTCGTAAGTTGTGGCATCCTCGTCGTGAAATACACTGAATGAGGCAACTGCCGCGGAAGTATTGCATATAAACAACGACTTCCCTACCCACGTAGTCGCCGCAGCAGGGGAGTACAGTACCTCGGCCGAGGTGGTAGTGGGTCTAAGCTGACCCAACTGCTTCTCTTGTATAGTACTCACGTCATCACCAGTGTGTATCGGCGGTTAAAGTTTATGTCATTCTCCATCACCAAGCTCTCGGTCTGCAGGGCTCCCACAGAGGCCACAAGCTGGTTGAAGAACAGGCGTAGCACGTTGTTATGCCTAGCATAGGGAGCATACATATACTCCCGAGGTGGCTCAGGTAACGCAGGGGCTGCTAAACGCTGAAAGGTATGGCTCATTACCGTCTCCCATCAGGGCGCAGGTCTATCCGCGGGGCGCCTAGTTGCCAATTAACACCGAGCTCACTGGAGGAGACTTTCATCGCCATCTGCCGGCCACGCACCCGCACAAAAACTTCCCCTGTGAACTCCTCTATAGGGAGTGCCGCAGTAAGGGTGACATCCCCGCTGTTAACCCCTCCAGTGGAAGTAGGGGATGTATACCCCGACCCAGAGTTTTTAAGGGGGTACAACGTCATGAGGGCAGTAGGGGCGGTAGACTCTGACCCGGTAAAGCTCATGTCCGGTAGCACGCGCCAGATAAAGGCAAACTGATGCCCGTCGTCCAAATCAAACTCAGAAGACAATATGTAGGCCGATATAGGCAGTGTAGTGCTGGTCTCTTTGTCGTCGTTCCCAACCTCATGGTATATAAGGTTGTAGTTGTACCCCGCCGCTATAGGGTTAGAGCGCAGGCTAGTGTCCAGCCACGCCGTGCGGGCCATGCTGCCGTAGTACCACAGGTTCTCTAGGTAGTGGTACACCACGTAGCTGTCTATGGTGCGGGAGTCCGCGGAGCAGTAGAACCACCATATTTCGTGGTAGCCCTCGTTGGTCCCAGCGATGATTTGCGCATACTGCTGCTTGTTCATGTCTCCGAATACGTGTTTACGCAGGTCACAGGGCAGTGGGGCTACGGTACCATCATATTTGTAGAACTTATCCTTCCCCATCCAAAAGGCAGTGCCTGCAACATACGCGACCGCATTTTGGCTTGCAATTGAGGTATTGTCTCCAAGTAGCTGCGCACCCCACCCCTCTGGGGCTCCCAAGTATTGCAGGGAGTATAGGGCAGCATCAGTCCATACAAGCACTTCCTGCCTAGCTTGTGCGGAGGTTACAATTTCAGCCCCGCGGGAGAGGCGTAAATCCCCCGCTTGGTTTAGTGGGTCTGGGGTCCACATGGCGATGTTTTCTTGGTCTGCCCATCGTATGAGCATCGGGTCAAGGACAGTGGAGCCCAGTGGGGTACACCCCATAGCAAAAGTAAACCTGCTTATGTCTGATACGGCCACAGTAAGCACTTTGGTAGGGACATCAGAGGCACCCGCCAGCGCAGAGACAAGTATGCCTCTCGTACTGACTGTATTAGTAGCATCCCAGTAGTAGAGCGCCCCACCCCGGTGGTTAAACACGAGGTCCTCCCCGAAGTTAGCTTGGCTCCACAGGCGTATAGTACTTGCTGCCCCACCGCCAAACCCCCACACACCAGAGCCGAAGCGCCCTGCACCCCAGCCAAGTCCCGGTACAGTAAACGCATACCCTACGTTGATCTGGTACGCTGCGGAGACTGAACCCCCGCCGGTTGCTGTTGAGGTTGCTGCACTGGCTGCTTCTATAGTGTAGGTATCCACAGTCAGGACAATAAGCGAGTATTCCCCGGCAATAGTAAGCCCCCCAACGGCCGAGGCCCCGCTGAAAGTAACGTAGTCCCCAGTAAAGCACCCATGGGCTACGTCAGTAACAGTGACTACTGTGTTCGTGTCAGTGGTATCAAAAGGGTTTGTGAGCGCCGCAGTACGGCGGAGGGGGGTGATGTCATAGTACGCACCCCCACGCTCTAGGTAGTACTTGAGGTTGGTGCCCACACTTACGAGGTTCTGATTAGCCAGAGTCACCCAGTTCCAGAGTGAGCGGCATACCCCCAAATAGGTATCCGCTGAGATACGCTCCCACCCCCCGATCTTCTCAGGGCTGCCTTGGCGGAAGCGAATCTTGTCAGACTCATACCAACCACCTTCAGTGGTGTACCGGGTGTTCTCCCGGTTGACGCCGGGGCGTAGCTCTAGCTTCTTTAAGGGCATTACTCACCGCCGGGTTGCATTAGGGCCGCTTCTGCTTCACGGCGTCGGACTAGTCCGGGGAGTATCTTACCCCCGCTTCTTCGCCACTTACGCAGCTCAAGAATGGCTTCGTCCCAGTTAGATTCCTCTACTCTCTTTCTTAGCGTGCTTGCTCGATACCGAGAAACACCTAGATTATACGCGAAATCATTCAATGCACCCAAGGCTTTGGGGTTGGTAAATAGGTTTGGGGAGGCCCGTAAGACCCCCGCCAAGTAATCGTTGAGCAGTGTGTACTTGAGCCAGCTTAGCGCCGTCGACTCATCTATCGCAGGGTCGTGCTCTGTGACCCTCTTACCATCAGGTTTATACACTGTACCATACCCAATAGTCCAGTACCCCGCAGGGCATAAGTATGGCTTAGCCCGGAACCCCTCGAAGTGTTTGCACAGTTGGGTGGCTATTTGCAGGGCTTCACTTAGAGGTGCGCTCATACACCCGCCCCCTATTGTATTTTCCGATTATCCCGATCAATTGATCTACCGACAAACCAAAAGCTCAGTATCATGTTAAGCACAGCCATGTCATCTATGCCCCACAGGGTGGTCATCACAATCTTCCAATCCCCGTTCTGCTGTAGGGCGATCAGGAACGCTGCCAGTTTGACCATAGCGTAGAGTCCGACAAACAGATAGGTGACCAGTGGGCGCACCAGTGCCGAGATACCTGCTACGAATTTACCCGCAGCCTTCGCTGTGCTGGACTGCTCTTTGAAGGCATTACCGATGGCATCAAGCTCTGCTACAGTCATCGCAGCTTCAGTCTGGCGCATGGCGATCTCACCGCGCAC